AACAAAGACTTTAGCGCTTTTGCACGAGACATATCCGCAACGGATTTACCATCAAGTGCATCTTCAACTTCTTTCTTTGATGCAAGGTTACCAACGGAATCAATTATAATAATTACATTATCTTTCTTTTCAATTTGGTCAAGCTGTTGGGTAATATCAAATTTTAATTCTTCCACATTTGTAATAGGAGTATGAACAACTCTGTTCATATCAATATCAAAAGACTCAAAATAAGATTGTGGTGTACCAAATTCAGAATCGTAAAATAATAATACTGCGTCATTATGTTTTTTCAAATAGGCAGATGCCATTAATAACGCAAACGCAGATTTAAAGTGTTTAGATGGGCCAGCTAAAACTAGCAAGCCTGGACTAATACCGCCATCAATACTACCAGAAAGTGCAACGTTAACCATAGGAACTGGTGTTGGTGCCATATCTTTTATACCAAAAACTGAAGACTCCGAAATAGGAGCTGTCATTTTAATAGTGCTGTTCTTTACAAGTTTATCTAAAAGACTCACATTATTCTCCTTCTGCAATAGCTTTTAGCTTTGCCTTATAATTTTGAATTTTTACTACGCGATCGGGCCAGAAAATAGTTGACTTTTCTGGCGATTTGCATAAATTATCAAGGAAAGGTTCAATCGCAGAATATAATCTTTCAATCCTTGCATCCAAGTCAATCTTTTCATTCATAAGATTGCTGAGTTGTGTTTCTAGATCTTGTGCTACTGCTTCAGAACTTGCAGCGGTTTGTTTTACTTCTTCAATTTCATCATCAATAAAACTAAAACCAAAGTCAAAATCTATAATGTCTTTTTCTGCCAAATTTATCCTCCTTATTTATGATTAGAAGAGGAGCCGAAGCTCCTCAACTTTTAGCTTTTAACAAGGTCTCTGAACATAGCGAGATCTGGATCATTATCGTCTTCATCGTCAACTAAAGGTGATGGAGAAGGAGTTTCAACTTCTTTCATTACTGGAGCATCTTGAGACTTCATGTTAAAGTTATTCATGTCCAATTCAAGATCAGTATCTTCTTCCGCGGTACTTGTGGACGAAGGTGAATCACCGTTAAGATTTAATACACGATATAACTTTGCTTTTAGCTCATTATAATCTTTAAAATTCTTTTCAGCGACCAATTCTTGTAGTTTGTATTGTTTGTTCCAAATTGCTTCAATTTCCTCATCACTATTAGCAATTGGAGAAGAACTATCAAATTCCGATTTATCGTAATTTGGATAACCTTCAAACTGTCGAATTTTTAGACGGAAATTAGCACCTTCCCAGAAATCAAATGGGTTGATTGGATTTTCGTCTTCAAATTGTGGGTTCATCAAATCGTTAAGTTTATCAAAAATTTTCTTACCGAATTGATACATAAAAACCTTACCATCATTTGCTGGGTTCCCACTATCTTTAATAACAAGAATATTAGCAATGTATTTAAGGCGACGCTTTTGTTTACGAGCCTGTTCTTTATCAGAATCAACTCCACTGTTCCAAAGCTTTGAATTAAGTTCAGAAACAGGATCGTCCTTTCCAATTGATGTTAGAGAGTTTTCAATATACCATAGACCTGTTGGACCTTGGAACCCATGATCCCATAATCTAACAAATGGCATTTCTTCTCCTTGTGACGCCGGCAAAAACCGAATAATGGCAAAACCATTACCTGCTTTATCGCGGGTTGGTTTCCACATTTTACCTTCGTTAGGGTCAGAATAACTTTTTTGTGAAATTTTTTCAAGTTGTGAGTTCAACTTGTTAAGTGAGTTTGAACGATTCTTTTTAAGTGCTTCAAACGACATAGTCATGTTTTGTATCTCCTAATTTTGCGTTGTATTTACGATGTATGTGTGGAAATATTTCCACCATCTATTTATCCTGAAAAAAGTGATCTTTGGTAATTTTTGAAAACTTTTTTTTATCAATATCTAAGAACGGATAATACTTCTTTGATAATCTAATTATATCACATGCGACGAATTTGTCAACAATTTTTTCATCCCAATAATCATAAACGTTTGATACTTTTGATAATATTGTAAACGTCTCAAGTGATATTTGTTTTTGAAAATACATTGTCATAATGTGTGGATGTTGACCGTCTTTAACTACTAAGTTTTCGTGATAATCATCTTTGAGTTTTTTTAACTCAGTTTTATATACATGTGTTATAGAATCAATTTTTCTTTTCCACTCTGTATATATTTCATCGCCTCTTTCTTCCACGATTTCTCGTATCCATGCTTTTGGATTACGAACAAGATTAGCGACAAGAATATTTAGAGCATCATCTTTTTTTGCAAGTTTATAAAAAAAGAACGCATCATTTCTTGTTTGGAATTTATCAAACGATGCTCTAATTTTACCATTATACTTGTGATAATCATAACCATCAGTTTCAAAATGTTTCTTAAGAGCTAAGTAATTTACGTAAGTTCTAAACGATGCTTCATTGGCATAGTTCAGTGAGGTCATTTTTTTCTTTCTTTACAAGTTTCATAGCAATTGCTTCAGACCTAATCTTTTCTTTTATAATAGATGATCTTTTTACAATTTCAGCTACAGTTTCTATTTCAATATTATTTTCTTTTGAATATTCAACTAAAGCATCAATATATGTGGCACCTTTTGATAATTTTTCAGAAATTGCCATGTGAATATTTTCTGGTGTGCGTGTTTTAATCATTAACCTTTAAGTACTCCTACGCTATCAATCCACTCTCTTACAGCATTTTCAACTGTGAGTCTATCAGTTTTGCCAAATAATCTATCTGACTGAAATGAGCCATTTATGAAATACTTTGCGGCATAAGTGTGTTCATCTTTATCAAAATGAATTTCTACTTTTAAATTTTTTCCTGAAGTCTCTCTTAATAATGTATTAACTATCATGATGCTTCTCTCCAATTTAGTTTTCTTTTTCCTTGTGCCCAATCAATTGCATACCTTTCAACTACTTCTAGTGGAAATGATGCAAACTCTTCCTCGTAAAATTTCTTTCCTAAATTATCTTTATATACAATTTGGCTATCATTTTTATTTAAAATAAATACTGAAGCTGATGCACCATGTCTATCTTTTATTTGAATATAAAAATCTTTCATTAGAATACTCCTTTTCTTTTACGATTAAGTGGAATAATTTTATTTTATCTTATAAGACATAAAATGTCAACTAATTTGTTCTTCCTCCGTTTTATATTGCCATTCATCAGTATGACCAACAGACCATTTTGGAGTTGTTTCAACACAATAATTTTGAGTACATACTTTAAAGTCAGGTCTTTGTAATTTATCAGGAATTAGTGATTGATCACTCCAAATTACTCTATTATTTGGTTGTGCTGCAAACTGTCCGTTGTCAAGTCTAATGATATTGAATGATTTGTGCTCGGGATCGTGCTCACTAAAATTGGTATCAATGATGGAACGGTCACGATGTGCATTGTCGATCGTGAAGCAGTATTCTCCGGGATGCATCCTTTTGTCTTTGCCAAAGAATTCACAACGAGACAAAAGTGGTTTTTGTATGACGGTAATGTCGTAGTCGAAGCAATCCCAAAGCTGAAGAACATCAAGAGGAAGAAGCTCGCCATGATCAGTTTTCCATAAGAATGCTGAAATAGGTAACTTGTCATATAATGCCCCGTAATCTGTTAATAGCGTTTCAAAATATAACGCCTTTCCCATTGTAGATTTAACACTAATCCAAATGCCAGGAGTTAATTCACCATGTCCTTTTTCCAAATCATAAAGATATTCTCTACGTACATATACACTAATTGGCTGTAATGGGTGTACTAAAAAAGCCATTAGATCTCCTCGAATAATACGTCGTTTACGTAACGATCTTTGTTTTCTTCTGATATTCCCATTGCTAAAATTGATCGATGTAAATGTGGATTTTTCTTTTGATTAATACAATATCTATTTAAAAGTGGTGTGGTATCCCTGCCAGTATTCCAAGAATTGTCTTCTAAGTTTCTCAAATAATGATCCACTAAATCTTTAGTTACGTATATAAATTGGGTAAGTTCTTTATCCGTGTTGATATTACCAACCGCAATCATATCTGATGAAAAGATTTCTTGAGCCCAATCTGGTAATTCTCTTGGCTTAACCCACTCTAAACCTTTTACACTCATTGCCATGTAATCGTGATAAGGATGAGAAAACCCATAAAGTGGACTATAATCCATAAAGGAACCTGTGATCTTTTTTGGTCCAGCTACAACATCAAATCCAAGTATAGGTAACTCAATTCCTGGTTTTGGAAATACATTAATATGCATTAACCAAAGACCCTTGTCGTCCTTTGGTGTGATTGTTTTCAAATGAGCTTTTTGAATTTTGTCAGAATACCAAAAATCGTCTTTCCAACCGGAAAACTTTAAACTATCGTCGTATTTTGGATTATCATATTTTATGAAATATTCATCAAACTTATTTGATATTTGTGTAGCATAATCATTTAACTTATTCCACAGAGGTGTCATCGTTATCATATTTCTTTACTATATACACGGTATTATTATTCCCACTCCATTCAAGAGTGTCGCCTTCCTCCCAACCTAATTGATCTAAAAGATCTTCAGGAAGTTCTACGTAAAGATCTTCAGAATCTTCATACTGTTTGACCGTTGATGTCCAATTCACTGAAATAATCCTCCAATTCTTCTAAGAATTTCTGTACCATACTAAAGCATACTTTTGCTTCTTCTGCCAAGTTATTATGCAATTTTGATCGAATGATATCTTTAAGAACAACAGGATCACCGTCAAATTCATATAAAGCAGTTGGGCCAGGAACAAGTTTTTTAATTATCTGGCCGCCTGATAAATCACCCATATGACGTACATACACGTGAGCAAGCAATTTATCTTTGTCATCTTTTATTTGTCGAATATAATTTACATAATGATGTGATGCCGAAAAGATAGGAGCATCAGAAAACTTTTGTTCTGTTTCCATTGTAATTACATCATTAAATAATGCAGCACCCCTTAATATAGGTTCCATGTTTTTTGTAATAGCACCAGCTTCAGTTGCATAATATTCAAGATTTGTGTATGAAAATAATTGATTTTTAAGATATACGTAATACTCGTAAGGACTAATTTTTTTCTTTATCATTCTACTCATAAAAGCAGTACGTTCTGCTCTACGGTGTTCTTGTTTTGTGATTTCTCTCAAACTATCCATTCGTGGATTCCTAAATAATCCCACGAACATAATCGTAAGATGTTTATCAATAATTTATTTATAACACAGATAAATGTAGATGTCAACTATTAGATTGCAAAACTTTCACCGCAACCGCAAGAAGCGGTTGCGTTAGGATTTATTACTTTTAAATAAGCTCCTCCAAGTTCTTCTATATAATCAATAGTACATCCAAATACAAACATTTCAGCCATAGGATCTAACCACAAGTTTTCAATGGTAGGTTCTTTATCCGTAGTTCCCCATTCGTATTGAAAACCTGAGCACCCTCCACCTTTTACTGTTAAAGATATATTTGGTTTTCCAACTTTTTGAAGATACTCTTTAGCTTTATCTGTAATATTTAAAATCATTCAGATTTCCAAATAGTCCAGGCACCCCATGCAATAGCAATTCCAGCACCAATTTTAGCAAGTGGGGCCATAAATAATACAAGAAGACCAAGACCGACCAAACCGATCCCATCCCAACTTGTTCTTTCTTTTAATCTATTTTTTACCCAATCCATTTTCAATTTCCTCCAAACGTTTTTCTATACTATCTATCTTACTTGTTACTTTAGGATAACGTTTACGCCACGCTTCAGGATCGTCTTGTAACCAATCCCACCCGAAACGATCTACTAAATAATCTAAGAATGCATCAAACTTTGACATTAAATAAAGTGCGGCGCGTGTATTTCTAAACCACGCTAAAAAAGCTGCACCGATTATTGATCCGCCAATTGCTGTATAAATCCACAGCGTATCGCCGAACATTCTTGATAACATTTCCATTACATTACTCCGTATGTACTCATAATGGCAGGTCCAAACAAACTCATTACCCACATAAGTACCGCAATACTAAATATGCCAATTAGTAACCATTTCATTTTAAAGTCATCTACTTTCATTTGTAAGCCAAGGACTTCATTTCCTAAAATTCTAATTGCAAGCTCAAACTTACCTTCTGGATGGTCTATCATTTCAATTGCTTTTTGTTTTTCTTCAGACATTTATATTCTCCTTTGTATACTTGCAATAATGAACCATACTATGGTCATACGCGCCATCAAATGGCATTCTCTTTTTTAACGCTGCCCAACGCCCGCGCCATTTATCTTTAGTACGCTGCCACTTGCTCATTTTTCGTATTTTTCCATAGAAGTTGATGTAGCGCGGCGGACAGTGGTGTCTATATCCCATGAAAGCAAAAGGAACAGAAGTGACCATGTCATTATTGTTAACGTGGCGGAAATGAGGTATGTGAGCAAATGATTTAACAAATTTTTTATTCCCTACTCGTGGCGAGCCGTAAGTAAATAGGCAATCCGGTTCGCGCTCGCCATTAATTAAACGGCTAGTTGCAATTGTAGCCATTGCACCACCAAGTGAATGACCACATATGAAAAAATCTTTTTCTGGTAATTTATTAATACCACCTAAAGCCATCATTATTTTATCCCATAGTTTATTCACTTCCTCTTGGAAACCATTATGTACCATTCCGTGACCATTAAATGCTTTATCAGGCCAGGCATTTAAATCAGCTTTAATATCTGAAAATTCTCCAGGCTCGGTTCCTCTAAACGCCAAAACAACTTCCGTTTTGTTTGAAGCTAAGTGACATTGAGCGCCATCTGCTTCCATAAATTTGTGTTGAGTATAACCTAATCTTTTAAATTCTTTTTTAGCTTCGGGCCCATCCATATAAGCAATCTGGGCGCACTCTGCCATTTTTGCACAATGCTCGATCATTTTTTACCTCTTAATAATTTTTTCTTAATATCTTGCATTTCCTTTTCATTATTTATTTTGCGGTTCTTGGACGAAATTTGTAATTCTCGTTCTTTATCGTTGGATATTTCCAATACACCACTGGATTGTATTTCATCTTTCTCCTTCGAGAAATCTTTCGATGACGATGAAACTTTGATCGCATGTCTAAGTTTTGCGATTCTATCATGCAGGCTTTTTTGTCTTGCGTGAAAGTATCGTTCATATGCGTTTTCCTGAAATTTTTTATCTATTACTTGATCTATATAATCTTTTACAAGCCAATTAAATAATAGTTTTTTCATTTATTATTTTTTTATTCACCTCTCATAATTCTTAATTGTTCTAAAATGCTATCTGTTCTAATATTTAATACTTTTAAATTATGTTCATGTTTACTTAACATGGTTTCGTGACGAGCATATGAAGAAGAATGTTTCCCAGCAAGGTTTAAAAAATCTTTCTCGTGTTTTTCTTCTATTTTAGAAACTTGATACCCTAATTGCTCAACTTGAATAAGTAAATCTTCAATGTCTTGTTGTTGGGTTGAATAATCTTTTAACAGTTTTTCATTATCTGTTTTCATTGTTTCAATTTGATAATTAAGTGTATCAATATTATCATGTGCTTTATTAATTTCAAATCCCATACCTAAAAATATAATAAACGCTGTAATAATTTCCATTTATAATGACTCCTGTTAATTTGCTAATGGGTTATCAAGGGCTTCTTGTAATCTTTCGGACAGATCTTTATCAAGCTGTTTCATATCATTTCGTATATCTTTGTCTGTCTGACGCACTCCCGCTTCAACTTCTCTTATTGATTGTGTCACGTCTTTTTGTAGTTGGTTCATTTCGGTTCTTATACCTTCAAGAGTATCACCAATAGATGCCTGCGTTGATTTAATACGGGCTTCAGAGTCTTCTAAGTTTGTACTAATCCTATCACGAAGATTAGCCATAGTATCTTGATTGTCTTTTAATGTTGTTCTTAATCGCTCTTCAAATGTATCTAGTTTAGTATAAACATCGTTTCGTAAACCGCGAACAGTTTCTTCTGCTTTTTGAACTTGTCCTTCTAAGACACGAACTGTAGCTTCGACTCTTGCTACATCATTAGCTAAATCTTTTCTAATCTCTACGGTATAGTTTATTGCATCGTTTAATTTTTGAAGTTGTAATTCATTAGCCGCTTGGATTTCTTGTATGTCTATGTTTTGGATAATCTCTTTCATATCCATGTAGTCTTTATAAAATTCAAATCCTCCCCAGAGTGCACCACCTAGAGTTGATAGAGCAGTAAGAAGTGCAAACATCTTACCACCTTTGAATTTCATTCCGCCAAATTCAACTTCACTCATTTTACCATCTTCCTGTTCCAACACCTATAAAATAAATTATACCACCAAGCAATACCGTTAATAATGCTATTAAACCTAAAGTAAATACAATTTCAAGAAATGCTTGACGCCTTTCTTGTTGTTTATATAATGTCTCTTCTCTTTCTTTTCGGATCTCACGACGGAGTTCAATCATTTCCTTCCAAGTACCGAAACCAAATCTATAATTTAATATAGTTTCTAATTCTTTTTCCTGCTCTTCAAGCTTCTTTTTATGAACAAGAATTTGAAGAGCTTCTTGTTCTACTGAACCGCCACTAAATAATTTAGTAAATATCGGTGGATTTTTGCGTTGAGATTCAGCTCTATTTAAATCTGCCGCTGCACCGTACCATTTCCCTAATTGTCCAACTACATCTTCTATTTCACGTCCTGCATTTACAAGTTTTTTCACTCCATTGAAAGCAGCAGTTGCAGCCGTGATAGCTGTAACTGGATCAATCATTTTTTTATATTTTCTCCTACTTAATTTTCAAATTGTAATTCTCTTAAACGATTAATTTCTTGTTCTAACTTCATAACTTCAAGTTGTTTTAATCTTAATTCTAATTCATATAATCTATTACAATCAATTCTACTCTTAGCTACTTTACCAAGAGGAATGGTAATTCTTGCATAAATTCCAACATCACCAGCCTTTGTGTCGTTAAAGTAATTATTCATAGAATCGTACCAACCATTTTGAATAATACTCGTCACGCCAAACTCCATATTTGTTGCAGATCCAATAGCATTTGAACAATCTAATTCACCTGCTCTAAATTTATCAGACTGATAGCTACCAGGACCTCCTGGTAGTGCTAAATTGATAGAATTAGATTCTGCATATGCGGTCGTCACAGCACAAAATAAAATTATAGTCAATAAATATTTCATTTTTCATCTCATTTCATTTTTGAGCATATCTTAGAAGAAACCAAGGTGGATCCTATATCTTCTTTTAATATTTTGGACTCAGAACAAATATATGTAATAAATCTTAAATCATCGTTTCTCACATATATTTCAATATCGGCTTGGCCAAGATATGAAATTTTTAATAATCTTTCTTTAGTGGCGAATGGAATTGGATTCCAATCTTTATCATATACATTAAATTCGTAATATTTAATATCAGCACGTCTATTAAAAAAACGTAAATTCACACTTGATATTCCTTCAAGATATGAAGGTTTAAATTCAAAATATGTTGGCGTCATTTCATGTGCTTGAACACTGTTAGCAAATAGCGCCAACAAAACAATTATATATTTCATCATAATCTCTTAATTAGGAATACATTCCGCAGTCACAATTGTAGAATAAGTTCCAGCTGGGAACGATTTTGTATATCCGTATTGGACGTTTGAAGTTACTTTAAACCATGTAGTACCAGCGACAGATAAATCAAATTCAGTAACATTATCATATTGAACTTTAGCAGCTTCATACCCTGACATATTTGTATCTGATACAGATGATACTTCCACGTCACCGGTCCACGTTAAAGCGTCTGTTAAAGAAGGTGCCGATGAGAATGATGTTGGATATGAAATTTTTGCTGTATAATAATCAGCTGATGCTACATCGTAGCGAATGATGGGTTGCTTACCACCGTCTGCGGGTGTTGTACTCAATTCATAAGGGTTAGGGTTACCGTATACGCCAGCGACGTCGGTATATATTGAGCATTTAGCTTCTACTGTTCCAGTAATAGGAGTATCAGCGGCCACTGCTATTCCTGCTGAACTTAATAGAAATATAGATAAGATACTAGTAATTTTTAGCATATATTTTAATCTCCAGTTTGAACGTCATTATATTGAGAACGGACCATAGATCTATGTTTTGCATCACTAGCTAAATTGCTTAATGCCCGCCTATTATCAGGTAAGTTTGCGTCTTTTAAAGTTATTGTTTCCTCATACATTCCGCCATCAATGGTAATAGAATAATAAGGAGTTATTGTTGGTACGGCTTGAAGAGCAATTAACATTTTGTCTTGTTTTTCCACATCTATTAAAGCGTCCATTGTAAGTTGACTATCAATGCTTAATTCTTCTTCTAAATCGCTGTCTTTTTCTTCCTCTTGTTGTACATCTTTTTCTTCTTCAAGTTCAGCTTCTAATTGAAGTTGTGCTTGTACCCATTCGTCATAATACGGATCATCCATACCTAATTCAGTTCCAAGCAATCCATTATCTTTCAAATATTTATATAATGCCTCCAAAAAACCAGGACATGTTGGGTCATTTAATGGGTTCCAACACATATCATAATTATATCTGTAATTATATAAAACAGTTGGATCGGAAACAGTACCTTCACCTTCTGTTGCTATTTCTCCATCACCAAATAATTCCGCTTTCAAATTTGGAAGAGGAACTAACTTATTAATTGTATTTCCAGGTAATCCAGACCAATCATCAGTTTCTTGAAAAATATAACTTTCTTCTTCTGTAATATGTTTATTACGAACGTGTACTAATAACTCATCACCAGTTTCTTTATCAACAGTATAACGATAAATTACTCCATTAATAGTTAATGTATATCCACTTGTACCAAGATTGGGTAACACATCAGGCATTGCCCAAGTTAAGCCGTTGATTGCGGCATTATTTGTCTGCCCATAACCTACCGTTTCAGAGTAACAATATGAGGAAGAGAGCACCAATAATGCCGCCGCCCCAAAGAGTTGATTTAGTTTCATTACTCATCGGTTCCTTTTTGTCTTCATTTCCAGGCTGTTCAGAAACATTGTTTTTCCACGCTTCTCTTGCTTGTTCTCCAATTAAACCATCATATGGACAAGGTGTACCTGCATTCATCATTGCTTTAAACACTCTTGGATCTTGACACATAACAGATACCGCAGCTACCTTCATACCCATATCATATAAAGTCTTTGCGTTCTTTAGCTTTTCACAATTCATATCTCTTACTGTTTTTCCAGCGGATATACCAAGTATTTGTGTTTGCACTGCTCCTGAAACTCCAACAGTACACAAATCCGAGTTTGATGAATTAATAGATGGGGCAATTGCGGAGGGAGGCGGAGATATAACTTTTGTTGTCGAATCACTGTTTTGTTCGATCACACTCTCATTATAATTCTCTGTGCGTATTGTATTATCAATAGCTATGTCTTCAGCATCTTGAGCAAAAGACGGTAATGCCACAAATAATATGGCAACATAAAAAATTAGTTTTTTAAACATTCTATTAAACCCTTATAATTTTTTCATAATAAAATGTTCAAATCAAATCACTCACGTGTTTATTTATAAAATGAAGATCTTTATGCATAAAAAAAGGGCGACAAAGCCGCCCTTTATTATAATTTTATTATTGATTAGAACGAGAAGCTAACACCAAGTGTTGGAGTGAACTCTTCGTCATCAAGATTGTATGCGGCTCCAGCAGTAACATCAGCACCACCTAAACCAATAGTGTATTCGCCACCAATATTTTGTAACATTTCATCTTGATCACCGTTTAAATACGTAGTAATGCCCATTGCATTAGCTACCACTTCGAAACCAATATCTTCGGCGTCCATGTCGTATGTCAACGCACCGCCTAATGAAGCAATACCAACATCAAGACCGCTTGCACCTACTCCTAAAACAAAATTTTCTGAGTCCATGTTATAATCACCACCTGCGGTAACATTTAATGTGTCACCAAGGCTAAGTGTATATGCACCTTGAATGTTACTAATGTCTGTGACATCGGCTGCCATATCAGTAAAGCCAACGGCAACAGCAGCATCACCTACATTAACTTTAACAGCCGTACCCATTGCTGGGGCTGCGAGTGTTTGTTCACCTTCAGCGCCTGGCATAACACCTTGGTCTGTACCAAGAGAAACACCAATTGATCCACCTACTGATGTTCCAACTGTCCAATCATCAAGTTCAATTGAATCATTACTATTTAAACCAAAGTCTAAATCTACTGATGCTAAACCAGCCGCATCAATACCAAGATCTAAATCTGTTGTGGCGCCGTAATCACCTGCTGCAGTTTCTGCAATATCAATAGAAAATTCTCCAGAAAGTGTTGGCCCTGCAGTGACCGTTGTGTCTTCGGCAAATGCAGCACCGGCAAAGATTGCTACAATTCCTGTCGTGATGAGTAGATTACGCATTCTATTTTTTTCCTTATTTTAAATTATTATCGTTTTTGCCAAATGGTATAAAGAACCCAGATTGCTACCAAGCCAACTAGACCTTGAGCACCAAGAGTCGCCAGGATTCCGGAAACGTTGCCAACAACGCTTGTTTCTGGAAAGAATGGAATTGCGCCTAATCCTAGTACTTCTACTACAATCATAAGAGCTGCCAGGGAAACACCTAGATTTGCTAGTGCTCCTGCCCATTCTTGAACTTTCTTAATGATTTCCATTTAGTTTATCCTTTTTTTTATTTTAGCGCCACTTTTCTGTTGCTAGGTAAGTGACCAACCCCCTTAATTATGCTGCTAGAGCAAAATCAGAAGGTGCAAAGTTATCGTTTGCATTTAGTTTAGGTGACCGAATAACGTAGGTCAACACGATGGACTCCACTCAACTATTCCGTTCGTCGATCCTAATTCACCCCCATCATAAACACGCTTTATGTTAAGAGGATCTTACGTCTACAGTGCTGCCTCATAGCGTGTTTATGGTGGAGGTGTCGGGAATCGCACCCGAGTCCGATCCGTCTTTATTTTGTTTCAACGTCCACTTTTTATATATAATACATATTAATAAAAATGGCAATACAAAATAAAATATAATTTACGGTGTTGCATTTTTGTATCTATTAAGATTCCACGCAATTGCATCTTCTGGAGAGTTAATTTCTAATCCATTAAAATTTACTTTTAAGCATCCAACGTCCCAACCAGCTTTTAACCAACGTAACTGCTCTAACTTTTCAACTTGTTCTTCTATTTCAATTTTATACGTTGGGTAACAATCTAATGCATTACGACGATATCCGTAAATTCCTAAATGCCAATCACCATACCCTGTCATTCCGCGACCAAACCAAAGTGCCTTATCACCGCTTCTTACCATTTTTACAGAGTTTTGATCTTCTTGCATTTCTTTAGGCATATCAGTAAACAAAGTTACTACATTATAATTTTTAAGATGCCATTCAACTTTTTCTATCATTTCAACAGTTACGTCTGGCATATCGCCTTGAACATTTATAAATTTATCATAAGACTTAAATAAACTACATAAATTATCGTTAATAGCACCAGCACATCTTTCGGTTCCATTCTCATAAAGAACACTTTGGTCAATCCAACAAGTCTCCCAAGTGAATAACCTAGCGACTCGCATATCGTCTGTAAGTACGTAGGTGTCAAGTCCTGATTTTTTACATCTTTCATAGACTCTCTCAATCATAGTTTTACCGCCTAAATCACAAAGAGGCTTGCCAGGAAATCTTGTTGATTTATATCGTGCTGGTATAAGGATTGCAGTATTAGACATAATTATCAATATAGTGTTGCATTAGTTTATAAGGAAAATTGCATATGTATCCGTATATAGACCAAAATATTATATTATATACTATAATTTCTATCATTATGAAAAACCTTTGAAATTTCTATCTATAGGCGCTGTTTCTTTTTCGGCGTATTTATAGTCAACAATATCACGCACGACATTTTTAAAATCTTTAAGATGCAACATATTAGGACCGTCGCTTGGAGCACTGTCTGGATTTGGATGTACTTCTAAGAAAAAGCTAGAAATCCCGAGAGCAGAGCCAGCACGAGCAAGATGAGGCACATACTCACGATTTCCACCAGACGAGGTTCCTTTAGCTCCTGGTAATTGCGCTGAGTGCGTAACATCATAAACAAATCTTCCACCAAGATTAGAAACGAGATCCCACATGCCAGTGAAATCATTAATAAGACGTCCGTACCCAAAACTTGTTCCTCTTTCTGTAATCCAAACTTCTACTGCACCTGTTGTTTTTGATAGTATACCAGTTACATCCCAAGGAGATAAGAACTGACCTTTTTTAATATTTACAATTTTGTTTGTTTGGCACGCAGCTTTAATTAAATCGGTTTGTCTACAAAGAAAAGCTGGTATTTGTATTATATCTACGGCATCATTATATAAATTTGAAATTGATTTTACTTGCATAACATCATGCACATCAGTGAGTGTTTTGATATTATATTGTTCCTTTAAAGCTCGGAAATCTTGCAGTGTTGCATCCATACCTACACCGCGTTCTCCATTTATATTTGTACGATTTGCTTTATCATAACTTGCTTTAAATATATATTCTATTCCGTATTGTTCGCATATATTTTTGCATTCTTTAGCAATTTCAGCACTTTGTCCTAAACTTTCATGCTGACAAGGACCAGCAATAATTCTTAGTTTCATTATATTTGTGTACCTATTGTTCTACGTATAATATCATCGTGATTAAATTCTGCCCAATATAATTCAAACGCTACGCCGTCTTCAAGACCTTCAAATTGATGAATTTTGCCAGGTTTGACTTGCGTGAAATCGCCTGCAGTTAAAATAGTTTCGTCTACTAAACCTTCTTGGTCTTCATCTTGCCAAACTCTTACTAGCATGGTACCGCTTTCCACATAAAACCCGTTCCATTTGAAACGATGCTCATGCTCGCTGCATTTAAATCCTTTATGAAATTCAATACGATGAAATTCTAAAACGCCGTTTGCATGAATTAATTCTGTATTTCCCCAGATTTTGCCTGCCTTTATACCCATAATTTATTTACCTTTTTCTTATCATTGTAAATGAAGCACTAACCGTGGTGCTTCGCGAGTTTATTACGCAACTAACCGTTCTTTAATCTAATGAAACTTTTACTCGTACTCTTTCCCCAACTTTATATTTAAAAGCTGAATCATCTGAATAAATGTTTCCATTAAAATTATACTTAACAATATAATATGAAATAACCGGTCTATTTACAGATTTTTTAACATCTTCACAGCGTTCTTCATATCTATATCCTGTAATTACTTTTTTATTATTATTTTTATTTTCTGCGGCAATCACACCACCGACGACCGCGCCAGCTGCAGCGCCTTGATCTTTACCAGTTACAGTACCACCTAATAGACCA